TATCCTTGCAAAACTATTCCAATGTTCTACTACTGCTACTGTGTATCCTTCTTCTCGTAATTTTTTAAGACTTAACTGCGTTGGGCTAGTTGCCATCAAATTGACTTTCGTTAGGTTTAGATGTTCCGTCTTTAAATCTTTTCTCTACATTACCGGTGGACTTATTAAGTTCGTATTCATAAGTGTGTGGTGATACGTCAGGACTGTTTTTTTCCTTTTTGAAAATCTTGTCCCAGTTATCTTGTGCTTCTTGTTCAGAAATTAACAATGGTCTTCTTCCAGAACCTTTACCCATTACTTTACCTCCAAATGTCCATTAGTAAATAACCAACCTATAGTTTTACGGTGTGCTTCTTCCCATGCTGCTATTCTATCATGTTTATCTAACATCTTATCATTATCTATCATGTGGTGGCATTGGTGACATAAAAAAGCTATACGGTAATCATGTCCCTTGATACCTGTTCCCTTACCATCACGCAGTTGGTTAGAGTGTGCAGATACTACAGTTCCGTCTTGCATAGAACACATCATACATGGTGCGCCATCTGCTAATTTAAGTAGTTTAGGGTTACGATAGTTCACTAATAATCCCAACCCCAACCCATAGTCTGACCCCATACCTCTATCTGTTGCTGGTATTCTGTCATTTCTGAAGTTGTTAGTTTAGTACTTGATTTTATAAGTTCTACAGGCATGCCTGCAATTTCTGTTTGGTATCGTAAAAACTTATATCCCATAAGTTCATGTATCTTGTCTTTTTCAATACCAAGATGCTGACCTATGCTTGTATACAATTCCCATAGTCTTTCGTTTTGTTCTAAGCTACGGTTTAGTTTAGCGTCTGTTACTGTTACTCGCCAGCGTTTAGTAAAGTCAAGACTTTTTAGCTTCTCTATAAGCTGAGGTAAGTTGTCTTTGGTTAATGCCCACTTTATCATCTCTCCATCCTTTCGTTTTAAATACTTGTCCGTCTTTAGAAGTTGCTTTGTATTCTATGTCTGAACCAAATAGCTTTTTACATTGTTTAATAAATTCATTTATAGTCATTACCAGGTAGCCCTTCTACCTTCAATTTTATATCTATCCATAGCTCTGTTAAGAACTGCTGCATCATAGTGATATCTTTCTACTGACTGGTCATTGTCTTTACAACGCTTAGCATGAAGTTTAACTCTCCATTGCTTACGAATCTGATAGTGTGTCATTTGCTCTCTCCCTATGTGTGTCAATAATTAGTTTTCTCATAGCTTTAATTTCCATGTTTAACAAGTCAATTAATACTAAAAGTTTATCTAGCTTTTGTGTGTCTGTTAATTTCATTACGGACTCTCCTTATACTTTAAACCTTTTTGGTCAAACCAAAAGTTAAACGAACCTTCCCATTGTGCATTACGCTGCTTCTGAACAAAAACCTTTGCATCTGGAATAATCTTTAACTCAGCTTCAGGTGTTTTACCAACTTCTATTAACTTTTCTTTTTCACGATTACGCCACACACAAATAATGTTATCACATAAGTTTCTAATATGCGAACTTCCCATAATGTTTGTAGCGTCCGGTATATCTTGTTCTGACTTTAATTTTCTACTATGTGCAACTAAAAAAATACTTATTTCTAAATCTCGTGCAATGACTGCTAAAGTATTTGTTACTTGTCGTTGTGCATCTAATGACTCTTCAGAAACATCATCTAATTTAACCAAACTATCTATTACAAATACTTCTACACCTAAAATATGTTTACCATAGTAAAGGGTAGCAACCATATCTTTTGATGTGGTAACTCCAGTTTGGTCGTAAATATATAACTTGTCTTTAGCTCTATCACAAAACTTACGTATGTAATCGTCTGTTGGCTCTGGTGAACCTAATGCTTGAGTAACCATACGAGCTAATGTAAGAACAGGTCTCATTTCTAAAGACGCTATTAAACATTTAGTATTCTGTTTCATCATAGACAATACAACTTGTGATAACCACATAGACTTACCATGACCTGATACACCAGTAAGAATTGTTAGTTCCGAAGACCTAACCCTGAACTTATCTTCCGTCTTAACCCAGCCAAGCGATTTGCCACTATGAACTTCCTCACTAAAATACTTGACCAAGTCATCAGCAAATATATCCGTACTTTTAACTTTAAACTCTGCATGTCCATACCCCTCATTATAAAATTCTTGAACTGTTGATTGGCTAACTGTTAGTTTATCTATATTCACTAAATGCCACCTTCCCAAACTTTACGTTCTTGTGGAGCTTCACCATCATTCCATCTCTCCTGGTTAAGCAAAGTAAGTGGAGCTGGTGAGAAGCCATCTTTCCATGATTGAGTATCTTTCATTTTCTTTACATAAGCTATCACTTCATCTGCTATAGAGTCAAGACTTTTATTAGCCCATCTTTCTAAACAAGTTTTCTTGTTGACTTTGCGAACACTAGGATAGTTTTCCCAAAATTCTTCAAACCTGTTGGTCGTTTTAACGACATATATCTTCTCTTCTCTCTCTCTTCTCTTACTCTTCTCTATCGTAACAGGCTCATAGTTTTCGACTAGTAATCCTCTAGTAAATAGTTCTTTTACTATTTTCTCAACAAAATCAATAGGATAGTGAAGTCTAAAAGCTATTTCAAAGTTGTCAGGCAACACACCATCACTTTCAGAACCAAGACACCACAACTCTACTAAAACAGCTTTTTGTTCAAAAGATAGCCTATGAATATCTATGTTATTTATGTAATCCGTACCATAAAATTTAAACCATGTCATCTTTTTTTGATAACGTGGGTTCTTAGGATTGTAAAGATTAAACTTTTCCCAGTTCTTAATCTTGTACATTAGTTGCCTCATTTCCAATCTTTAAACCTTTTTTAAGTATGACTCTTATAAATCCATACTCTCTATCAGTTAATTCAAATCCTCCATTATTTAATTTACCTTCAGCCACTCCAAATATTGCGTGAATAGCTACTAATGCGTCTCTTTCTGTCATAATGCTCTCCTGTTGGTTAATAATGCCAAAAAAGATTAACACAGGTAATTCTAGTTGTAAACTAATTATTTGCTAGAAAATACTTGACAGGTGTTTTTTATAAGTTTAAAGTGCATTTGTTAACTTTAGGAGAGAGACATGAAAATTTCAACAATGATAATATTATCAGTAGCATTTTGGGCTTATGTATGGCTTTGCTTGCAAATCATGGGTAAGTTAGCAGGGGTTATATAATGGATAAATTTGGATGGGAAAAAGATAGACATAATACCTGGTATAACCAATGGGATTATAAAACGCCTAGAAGTTATCGTGAAAGATATGGTATTGACTATAAACATGACGATACGGAACATCAAGAACATATAACAACAAATATCTTGACTGTCATATTAGTTTTAATTATAGTGGGGATGTTATGTCTACAGAACTAAAACCTATATCTGAAATACTAGAAGACGTTTGGAAGGAATTAAAAGAACTTAACGATAGATTTGACGAAAGGGAGAGAGCAAATGTCACAACAACAACATTACGACCAAGTGATGATGGAACAACACCAACACGAATTACAACAGAAGGAGAGAGCAAAGATGAACTATAACGAACTACGTAAGATTAACGTATCAGACCACATTGAGAAAAAGAATGGTCTATCATATTTATCATGGGCTTGGGCTGTAGATACTCTTTTACAGCAAGACCCAACTGCTACATGGACTTATGGCGAACCTAAACAGTTTGGTGACACGCTTATGGTATTCTGCACAGTACATGCTTTTGGTAAATCTATGACTTCACAATTACCTGTGCTTAATTTTAGAAACCAAGCTATTCCTAACCCTGACGCTATGGCAGTTAATACAGCTATGCAGCGTTGTTTAGCTAAAGCTATTGCATTACATGGTATTGGCTTATATATCTATAGCGGTGAGGATATTCCAGAGTCAGAACAACCAGCTCTAAAGGCAGTATCTAGCAAGGACTTTCTATGATAGAACAGCGTACAGAAGAGTGGTTTCAGCAAAGATTAGGTAAAGTGACAGCATCCAGAATATCGGATGTTATTGCCAAGACCAAAACAGGCGTATCTACATCACGTCAAAACTACCTTGTCCAACTTGTATCAGAACGTCTTACAGGCAAGAAAGGCGATAGTTTTGTCAACCAGGCTATGTTAGATGGGATTGAAAGAGAAGGTGCTGCTAGGGCTATTTATATGCTAAATAGAGACGTTTCTGTAACAGAGGTAGGTTTCTTTGACCATCCTGTTATTAAGAATAGTGGTGCTAGTCCTGACGGAGCTGTAAATGCAGAAGAAGAAGGTAAGTATGCAGGTCTTATAGAGATTAAATGTCCTATAGAAACTACACATACCAATACGCTTATGAGTAAGTCAGTTCCTAGTAAATACATTCCACAGATGCAATGGCAGTTAGCTTGCACCGGTGCTAAATGGGTAGACTTTGTAAGTTACAATCCTAACTTCCCTATGGAGCTACAGTTATTTGTAGCTAGGGTTGACAGAGATGATACTTACATAGGAGAATTAGAAGCAGAAGTAATTAAGTTTTTAGACGAAGTAGAACAAACAATTATTAAACTAAAGGGGTAATATATGGCTGAGTATATAGCAAAACCAGGTAAAGCTAACGCTTTTAAAGTTCCAGTAAAGCAAGAAGATTGGCATGCAGATTTTACAGGAAAAGTAATCATTCCAGAAGATATTGTTCCTGGCGCAACATATCATTTTGGATTAACTAAAAAGCAAAAAGCAGATGGTGAAGTGTTTGTTGAATTTAGATTAGGTGGTAAATTTACACCTAAAAATGAAGAACGTGCTAAACCTGCTGTTGAAGGTGCAGATGAGGATGTTCCTTTCTAGGAGCATCCCCATTAGCATGATAACTATTTGTTCATTACGTACATAGTTACTTCAAAGCCAAAACGCATTTCTGTAGCTGCTGGAGTTGTCCACATAATATTTT